TGATTAACTACCCTAAAGGAAAGGCCTGATTTACCAGAACCAGATTGTGTGAAGATTTGAGCCCCAGACTCAGAACAGGAACCTCCATCATCTCTCTCGTATGAGCCTGGAATGATTTCTATACCAGTTGCGGTATAGACTTTGTTTGGAGCTGAGTCTCCATCTTTTGCTAAGTCAATGTTGTAGGTTGTGTTATAAGCAACCTGATCAACAGACACAAGGGCAGCCTTCTCAGCTTCATCACTTGTGTCAGTGTTCATCGACACCTCTGCGTTTACATTGGTGAGAAGCGTGTAATCAGCAATGGAGATCTGTTCTACAGTGTTCTGATTAGCCCCACTGAAGTAGGCTTCAGCACTCTCACTGATGGTCACAGTCCTCTCAGATCCATCATTAAGGTCCCACACACGTAGAGCCAGTGTAGGATTAGTATAGAGAGCTACTGCATATCTTTCGTTGTTGTCCCTGAAGATAGGGAACCAACGGGCATCCTCGGGGATAGGGTCCCCTGCTCCCGCTAATGTGCTGATGTACTCAGAGCCTGGACGCTTACGACAGCCAAAAGTTGGATCTAGATAAACGTTATCAGCTGACCTAACTTGGCCAGGCAGCTTCACTGGGTCTGGTTGTTGACTGACCCCACCAAGGAGGTTGGGGATTTTCTGGGAAACTGCTGCCATGCTTAGAATCTAATGGTAGAGAATGAAGGGCGATATGTTCTGTAGTTGCGGTTGTCTGCTGTACCAAGCATATTGTAATCACCCTGTTGGGTCTCATACTCAAGCATTGCTGCCCTAGTCATAGCCTCCTCACGCTCACCAAACTTAACTTGCTCAGTGGAGCCTACAGCCCTACCTGCAAACAGGTTAGCGGAGCGTATGGTAATGTATGACTTGAAGGCTTCAGGGATGTCATCGAAGTCAAAGACCCAGACAACATTCAGGACTTGCTTTGTGTCGAACTCAAAGGTGTGAGCCCTCTTGTCGTAGAGCTTGCCATCTCGGATGATAACCTCCATGTCTTGGTAATAGTCCGTATCTAGAGAGAGGACGTTGGTAGGGATAGTAATATGCTTAGTTGTTGGGTCAGGGGTAAAGGGATACTCCCTCTCAGTATTGAATACCCATCCTTCAGCTTGAAGGGACAGGCTGACCTCATCGATGATATTAGAAGCCATGACAACCATAGGGTTATCGTTATCCAGTACTGTGACTGGTGCCATTCCAATGTTTGACAGCACAATGTTAACGGCTGCCAGCTTTGTAAGTTTAGTTGCCATCTTTTGTTTAAAGGGGTAATGAGAAAACCCCAGAGGGCCCGAAGGCCCCGGGGATATTAGCTATCAAGCAGCTTGGAGTGAACCAGCAACGGAGACACGAAGAGTGTCAGCGCCCATTGCGAGCTTACCTACAACGAGGTCGCCCTGGTACTGCACGTGGAAGTCACCAGAGGTGGTCTCGATGGAAGGAGCAACAGCTTCAACACAACCAGCAGCTTCCTTGTGGAAGACCAGACCGGACAGGTTGGTGTTGTCAACCACATAGTCATTCTGCTCACCGGACACAGCAGCGTTAGCCGTAGCGTTCTTGCCATACTGGTTGGCGAGGACGTTGGACTTGTAGATGCGAATACCAGCGATGGAGTACAGACCCTTACCGCTGTTCATGTCACCCTGAGTGTTGCCGATTTCACGGTTCAGGATGTTGGTATCAACAGAGGAGATCAGGCTGTAGTACTGACGAGGAGACAGGACTGCAACACGACCCTCCTGAGGAGCAGAGCGCTCGTCGAGGACAGCAGCAGCTTCGAAGAAGCCATCAACAATAGCCTGAGCGTTGTTGGTGTTACCAGCACCGATGTTAACCTGGAAGCCACCAGGCTCACCAGTTACCACTGAGGACTCAGTAGCAGCTTTGCAGAGGACGCGTGCAAGACGGTCATCGTAGTGAAGGGCAAGAGCCTCACCGATTTGCTTGGAGATCTCCGAGCGGGAGGACCACTGGCTCAGAAGCTCATCGAGGTCATAGACAAACTGGCTGGAGACCAGGAGGTCATCCATCAAGATGGTCTTCTCGTTGCTCTTCAGGCCTTCGGCGGGCTGAATAGCGGTACCAGGAGTGTGGTAGCCACTAGCAAGCTTGCCGGTCAACAGGAACTGCTTGCTCTTACCACCACGGAGGGAGTAGTTACGGATCAGTCCTTTGAAGATTGTAGCGTCATTGAAGGCGTTGAACACTTCGCCGCTGAACAGCTTAAGAGCGGTTGCGTAACGAGTGTCATAGTTCTGAGCAGCTGTCCGTGAACCGTCAGCTACGTTGTTGCCTTGAAAGTTAGTGAACGTCATTGGTCTATTAAGAAAGTTAGGAGAAAGATTGTAGACTAGATTGGTCGTCTAAAGATCTATCCTTTTCAGATGAAAGTTGTCGGTCGTAACCGGCTCTCCCCTACTTTTGAATGTTTCTTTTTAAGACCTAGGTAAATTAAACACATGTGTGCCAGATACAATGCCTCTGAGCTGGGCAAGGACTAGGAGGGGAATCGAACCCCTCAACTGATCAAAGGAGATCAGTGCTCCGAGCTAGCCGGGCTTCCACATCGTTGCGGTAAGCCGGATCACTTTGATAACGTGGATCTGCAATCGCGCGTGAAAGCTCCGCATGTGAGCGGAAGACTTTAGCGTTGGAAGCTGGGGCTTTCTTACCTGTTACCAGGGGAGCCTCATATCCTTCAGCAGATTTGTAGCGGTTACTGAGAGCCTCTACTGCAAACTTGATAGCAGCTACGTTGCCACTGTTGGTGACTTGGTTGTAGCTCTCAACCTCAGCAGGGTCGAGGTTAGTGGCTGCCCACTGTACCATCTGTTGGTAGGATTCTTGACCTCCTACAGAATCAAGGATGGCTGCCTCTGCCTGGGCATCAACTGCCTTAGCTTGAACAGCAGCTTGGTTCTTGGTATACTGGGAGACGTAAGCTTGGATGAGCTCTTTACTGTCTAACTTAGCTAACTCCTCGATAGTATCAGCATTAAGCTCACCACTTTCCTCGTACACCTTAGAGGCTCGGCTGATGGCCTCTACAGCAGCGGACTCTTCAACCTCTTCGGATTCCTCCTCAGTGGCCTCTGGCTGCTCCTCAGAGGGCTCTTCCGTCTCTTCAGGTGTATCCTGTCCCAACTTACGTTGGAGCTCTTCGTAGGCCTTTACAAGGTCCTCCTGGGATTTAAACTTCCCAGCAATCAGAGCTGCCTCCTCGTTAGCTGCCTCAGTCTCGGCATACTTACGAGCTCGGTCCTCTTCTTGGAGCTTGGCGATCTTCTCGCCTTGCTCTAGTGCGGCAGTCTCAGCTGCTTGTTGCTCAGCGGATGGACCCTCAGAAGGGTCAAATACGGTTGTGGCCATAGATCAAAAATGTTTAGTAGTTACGTTACCGAATGTGGGCTGGACCTTTCTCTTCTTAGCATACTTACCAGCAGTAGGGTTGGAGGTTCCATCCACCTTTTGGCGGACACTGTACTTGACCTCCTTCTCCTTAACTGACTCGATAAGCTCAACAGGTTCCCAAGCTTCGTTCAAGCCTGGGGTTGCTGGGTTATCACCCTTGAAGGATCCATCAGGCTTCCGTGCCCTCTTCCGGAGGGGCTTCTGTTTGTTGTTGTTGTTGCTGTCCATCTACCATTTGTTGGGTTAGTTGTTCTGCCATAGGAGACTTGGCCAATTGACCGGCCTGTCCTAGTAGCTGTTGCTGCATTGCGTCCTGCTTCATCTGGTCGGACTCTTGCTGCATCTGCTCACCGCTCTTGACTAAGCCAAGGGCATCAATACCGGAAGCAGTTGCAAGCCGCTTGATGAACTCACCTGCATTGAGGTGTTGAGCCATAGCCTCGGGTCCCATACCTTGGGCGATGGTTTGGACGAACTCAATAAGAGCTTGTCTATCCTGACCACGACCAACTCCATACAGACCAGCCACAACAGTAGGCATGATCAGCCCCTTAGGAAGGGGAGGCATACCACCACCGCGTGAGAGGAGGTGAAGCTTACGGTTGAGATAGGGCTGTAGAAGCTCAGCAGTGAGGGAACCAAAGATCCCACCTAGCTGCTCGTTAAGCTCCTGCTGGGTGGCTTGGACCTCCATCGCAGTAGTTCGTTCAGACTGACGAACAGACAGCACTAGGAAGGCATCTGAGAGCCTCTGGGTGAGACTCTGGATCATCTCCATTACTGTACGGAAGTCAGCTGTCTTACCGACCTGGACGACACCAACGTCATCAGGACGACCTGTGATGATGGCTCCGTTAGCAGCTAGCGCGAGAGACTGGGGCTTGGTGGTAGCACTGGGGCTTACCATAAACACAACCTTAGCAGCGGCTGCTGAGCCTTCTACCATGGCACGCATGAGAGCTTCTAGGGACTTGAGATCACCATAGAACTCCTCAACACGACCACGGCCATAGCTTTCCCCGTCTACAACGTTGAAGCGGAGAGGCATCCAAGGGGAGTACTTCAGAGGACTGCTGGACCTAGACCCTGCAATCTCCTTACCGTCACACTCTTGATGCCACTTATGGGCGCCATTCTCAAGCTTGACGTGGGTATAGACAACAGCGTTGTTGACATCTGATCCCTTGTTACTACCAGTAGACACGCCAAACTTAGGCCCATCTTCTCCGACAGCATTGGAATCATTACCACCCATGCCGGGTAAGACAGTCTGGAATTCCTTGGGCAGGAGGCTACGGTCAACGACCTCCTTAGTTATGATCTCGATGACATTACCGTCACCGTCTCTACTTACTACAAAACGATCTAGTGGGTATAGCTTTAGGCTTTTCTTCCCCGCATAAAGTAATGCGTTGCCTGTGACGATCAAGTGCTTCATTGCAGCCGTTAACTGAACACGGTCAGTCGTCTCTGCGATCTGTTGCATCACTACCTTCTCAATCTTTGAGAGGCTTAGATCGATCTCAGTACGTACCTGTTCACCGTCAAGTTCAGGGACTTTAGCTAATTCCGCATCGTTGATTTGCAGCTTAAAGAAGCTTGTGTTAATTGGGAAGAGGCTCAGCATCAACTTAGAGCTGAGCACGTTTACGCCTTTAGCTCCCACGGATTGGTAGGGGCTGTGAAGCAGACCACCCTCAGTCTCCCCTTCCTCGGTGAGGAGGTAAGGAAGAGTAAGGGAAGCACACTTACGGCCCGTATCTAGGAAGTTCTCACGTTCAGCACGGAGTTGACCATACCTAGATTGGGCTTGTTCTTTCATAGTTACTTAGGAATGTTTAAACCTGAAGATGGTCCTTTAGATGCAGTGCCTGTGTTCAATGGAATGCGTAAGGCATTCGTGCCTGAAGAGAGCTGCTGCTGTTCCTGCCGCTTGGTTCGACGCTTCTTCACCTTAACTGCATCTGCATCCCCTTGGGGGACAGCCACAGGAGGTGGAGTAGGTGCCTCAGGCTCAATCATTGGAGCGGGAGCCGGAGGCGTTGGGGGCGGGGGTGGAAGTGGTTGTGGTTCTGGCATTTCGGGCATCGATGGCCCTCCTCCCGTGCACATAATTAAATTCCTTTTTTAGCTAAGATGTATTCGACAACAGAACGTTGACCAGCTCTGAACATAATCAAGCGATCATCGTCTGTTGGGGTTGGGTTGATGGGTGGATACATAGCATCCAACTCATCACAGAGACGGGTGAGGAAGGTGTCCCCTCCAAACACATCTTCTTGAGAGAGTTCAGCCATATTGCGGTAAGTTTACGTTAGATGATTCGAAGAAAGCAGGCATCCTGGCTCGCTGTGTTTCAGCTAAACCCTCTGCCTTTCCTCTGGTATAGAGACTGTCTGACTGTTTAATCCAGAAGTCTTTATCGAGGTACTTATCCTCAGTATTAGTGCCAAGGCTTTCCATAGCCCAAGCTACAGTTGCCCGGCGGAGCTTGTTTAGATTGGCTGTAGTCTTGTGACCAAGGTCATGTGCGACCATGGCGTGTATTGCTACGTGAGTCTGCTCATCCCGAGAGATGTCACTAGCTACAGTTCGGATCCCTACGTCTCCGTTGAAACGGAAGAAGGGAAGCAACACAAAAAAGACTGAACGTTCTAAGATAGCTGTCTTGAGAATAGGATGTTCGGGGGCTTGATACCACGCCTTGAGGATGTTTTGAGCCTCCCGCTCGGCTCTAGCATCAGTCCCATGAACATCGACAATATAATTGAGAGCACGGTCATGCTTATCTTCATCGGTCATGTTGGAGCGTAGGGCAGGTATGACACCAGGGTCATCAGGTAGATCTCTTTCTAGACCCTGGGCCAGCATTTCTTTAACAGGAAGCTCAAGCGCACGTAGAGACAGACAGCGGAGTAGTGTCTCTTCAGACCCTTCTTTCACCTCACCCTTAGTGACTGCTACTGGGGTCCAGGTTCTTTTTCTGGAGGAAACTTTTGTATATGAGGACATTTGTACTATAGGGTAAAGCAAAAAAAAAGACCCCCATCTCCGAAGAGACAGGGGCCGGGGGTTTATTCTGCGCAGGAGGAACAGAAGTTATCCTCTTCCTCACCGAAGTTGAAGAGATCTGCGTATGAGTCATCGAGGATGGCCGAGGCATCATCCTTGCGTAAGGTGTCAGGCATAACCTGAAGGGCATAGTAAAGTGAAGTCTGCGGAGATGCAAACCACTCATCAATGAAGGCCTGATCGTAGGTAACTACGTCACTCCAACTGTTAAACGAATAACCATGGAAGAGGCCAGTATCAGTGAACAGTTGGCAGATACCATCAGCCACTGACTTGTAAGCTTCCCAGCCTACTTCAGATGCGATCTCCACATCTCCATAGTCGTAAGACTGGACTCCAAAGGTTCCACTGTCCCTGTCAACCTGGCGGCTGATGGGAGGGGCAATCTCGGGGGTTGTTGTAAACCCGTCGAGGTCCTTGTAGTTGTAGGAGCAGGAGGCTGTGGGGGCAATAGTGAAGGCACGAGCCATTCCGTTAGCACGAGCAATGTTAGCAGCCCCAGCAATGGCACAAGCAAACTCCCGAGCAAGACAAAGAGCAGGAGTCCATTCAACGTCAGTTTCTTTAACAAGATCTAAGGCCTCCCCGAACGCGGCATAGGAGACACCGTAACGTCTGAGAAGGTTGGCCAACCCAAGAACTCCAAGACCGACTTGCTTATCTTCCTCAGGGGCGAGGTATTCTCCAGTTGCTCCGACACCTGTCTTTGAATGGAGGCTGCACAGGTTGGACATACCTTCAGCGAAAGCGGGGACAATCCCGTCAAGTTCACACTGACCAAGGTTGACGTGTTCGAGCAAGCATGTCCCTCGACTGGGGAGGTAGATCTCCAAGCAAACATTCGAAAAAATCCTCTCATCATTCTGATCATACTTAACTTTAGAAAGCCAGATGTCTCCAGCTTGGATGCCTTTAAGGATCTTTGATCTAAGCTCGTCATGGATTTCATCCCACCACTCTGGTGTTACGTCAAGGCACTTTTTAACCCAGGGGAGCTCCTGACGACTAGCGTCCACAAACTCCTCTGCATCAGGGTGGTTTAGGTCAAGGTGAATTACACAGGCCCCGTTCTTATATGTGCCACCTCTTCTAAGTACTTCGTTAAGGCAGGAGTACACCCTTGCAAACGACACTGGGCCAGAAGAGACGAGGCCCTTTCCATTCTCTGTACCTCTCGGACGGAGTTTAGATAGGTGTACAGCGACTCCAGCTGCATTCCGTAGGGCGTGAGAGACGAATCTCCAAGAGGCTTCGATTCCATTTGGTCCTTCCATTGTGTCTTCTACAACGAAGACGGTACATGATACGGGTAGACGTGACTCGGGATTGTCGAGCCAGCTCTGGACTCGTCCCGTTCTTGCAATGTAGCTCATACTAAATCTTGTAGATAAGGTGGTTTGTAGTTAGGGCCTTTCAGCACCTTGCCATCCTCTCGCTTGAGAGGCTTGCCATCGACCAGTTTGCTTAAGTTGGATTGATGTACTCTATCCAGAGCTTCATCTAACTCCCAGCCACAAGCTGCGGCCAGCTGGAAACAAACATAGACAAGATCGGCTAATTCTTTGAGAGCATCCTCACGAGCATGTGGGTTTTGAATAAAGGCACAGGCCTCATCCAAAGCCTCTATAAGCTCCTTGTACTCTTCACTGATCAGAGTCAGCTGCTTGTCTGCAATCGCAGGGGTGTACGCACCCACAGGCTGGCTCATTATGTTCCTGAACTGCACTGCTTGGTGCATCAGATCGGGTGCTTCGCGTAGCATTAATTTCGGTGGTAATTGCTTTGTGGATGTAGGCTTGAGCTTTTAGGAGGTCATCAAGCTTACGCTCGTTGTCCTTCTTACCTGCCCTGGTAATGTATTTGATGATGTTGCCTTCTAGGTATCCCAGATTTTGGTCAACAATAAAGTCCCACACTTCGATGGAACCTTGTCGGTAGTGGTCGGGTGAGATCTTACTCATTGGGTAGCATTTCGTCGGTGATCTTTTTCAGGAAGGCTTCCTTCCAAGGCTCCCAGATGTTAGCCCTGAGAGGTATGTTGGTGTTGCGGTAAGCCCTGGCAGCTATGAGATTGTTCCTAATCCACTCAAGCTCCTTAGTGCTCAGTTTCATGTCCTAGCTCCTTTTGGATTTTACGGGCCATCTCAAGATGACGGTTGAGGTTACGCTTCATCCAGAACACATCCCACTCCATGCGGATTAGGAAGGGGATCTTTCGAAGCTCTAATGCAACAGCTGCCACCAAGATGTAGAGCAGCTCTTTGAACCAGGGGTCGTACTCTGCATAGAGAAACAAGCCCCCGAAGATGATGATGGTGGGAAGTAGGTAGATCATTGTGGTGTGTAGAGGATAGGCTCTTGCTTAACTGAGTCCCAATCAGAACTCTGGAGAATCTTGGCTAAGCGGATACTCGTAAGAGCCTCCTTCTCGCTCTGACCAGCCTCTTCAAAAGCTTCGACCACTGCGGGCCAGTAATCGCCTTTACACTTATCCAGTAGTATGCCAGCCCGCTTAGGACCAACACCTGGGCAACCTTTATAACCATCAGTGCTATCGCCGGTAAGAGCTTGTTCGTACAGCTTTCTCTCGGCAAGTTCAGGGGTCTGAGTCCACTCATCTTTTAGGTTGTAGAGACGACAGGGGATCTGTTCCATGTCCTTATCAGGGGATACAAGAACAAAATTGGTGAGGTCACCCTTGGTGGCCAAGATGCCAAGAACATCGTCAGCTTCCAGGGAGGGTTTGACAATGGATGGGTAAGCATCCATCGCCCAGTTCTTTGCTTTCGAGTAACCAGCAGGCTTACGCTTGATGCGATTACCTTTGTAGCTGGGATCCACAGTCTTGCGGAAGTTGACTCGATCAGTAAAGCAAAGCAGGATGTCCTGGGTATCGAACCTAGTGGTTAGATCTTTGATGTTCCTCTTGAACATACCCTGAGCGTGCTTAAAGTCACCAGTGATGACAGTGCAATCAGGATTAAACTCCAGCTCTAACTCTGAGCTTTGAACAGCTCGGTAGAGAAAGAAGTCAGCGTCGATTAAAAGTTTGGTCATTGGTGGGTGAATGGGGTGAGTGAGCGGTCCCAGAAGTTAGCCAGGTGTTCGGGATGACGATTGCGTATCCACTGAACTTTCCAGTCTGCGATGTCATCACCTTTAGGGATAACCAGGACAGGAATCACAGGAGACTTGACGGTGTTGGTATCACCGCTCCAGCTGCCCTGCCCGTTAGGCCTTGCGAGCTTAACGTCGATTGGATACATAGATCCATCTGCAAGGACGAGGATTAGGTCAATGTGTCCAGTAGAATTCTGGTTTTTAAAGACTTCCGCTCCCTTCCAGGCAGCTAGAAGACAGACCCAATACTCAGCCATGTCTCCCAGACGGGAGGGGCCGATCTTAGTGGCAGTCTGCCCACGAGGCACCCTGTTGAGCCTCGCTGTCAAGCTGACATCTGAAGTTGAGTTGGTGTTCAACATCTTTCATTGCGGTGGTGATTAGGAATGTAGCCTGTTCGACTTGATCAGGTGCAACGGATAGCTGCATCTCATCATGTACGAATGCCAGTGGCCAGTAATCAATACCAGCTTCTTGGAGTAACTCGTTTGCACGAATAACCCAGAGCTTGCAGATCACAGCCCCAGCAGATTGGAGCAGGTAGTTGAGGGAAGCATGAGCCTTACCCTGTAACCTGATCGGCCTACCGTCTAGGCCCTTGAGGACGCCAGACTTTGCACGTTCGTTAATGGCATCACTGAGAGCCTTAAATCCATCCAGTCCCTGCATAATGTTCTTGCGGATCTCCTTGCCTTTACGGGCAGCGGTGTCCTTAGTAGCACCCGCAGTAAGACCGAGCTTAATATCACCTCCACCATAAATAAGGCAGTAGGTGACACTCTTGCCAGACTTACGATCTGTTCCATAAATCTCTGCAAGAGCGGTGTGAATGTCACCTTCCACGACTTCCTTAGCGAATTTACCCCCATCAAAAGGAGCAAGGTAAGCACCAAGGCACCGTAACTCAAGTCCACTAGCGTCGCAACCGACTTGGGTACGAGATTCACCAGGATAGAAGAGCTCTCTGTATTCATGGGCGGAGGGGATTTGGGCGAGGTTGGGGGACATATGGGCCTGTCTCCCGGTGTTGGTGTTCAACACACAGGAGTGATGGATGCGACCATTGATCTCTTTCTTAAGCCAAGCGTTCTTGCCTTCAGAGAGCTGACCAAGGTGCTTCTGTAGCTCAAGGATGCGGGCGAACTTCTTAGCCTCAGGTAAGTCCAGAGCGGAGAGGATTGTCTCATCGATCTTCGGGTTACCGTTAGCAGAGAACTCAGCAGGCTCCCAACCTCGAAAGGTTTGGAAGGCCCATGCAATGTGTTGACGGCTCGTAGGATTGAAGTCCTTTAAGCGACACATTGGAGCGTCCTTGATGTAGCCCCGTGGCTTGTTGTTTGCCTTGGGTGTGAAGGTACCTCCATCAACAAAGAGGAAGGTCTCTCGCATCTCATCAGCCAGAGTGGTGAGCTCATCCCGAAG